CCTCGCTAGAGGGGGAAACGCACTGCTGGGAAGCAGTGTCTACCCCAGAATTAATCCAATCTCAATCAAGGAGTCATGAACCGAAAAAGCAAGAAATATAAAGATAAAATCCTCACGGATTCTATAATTACGTTTCTTAACTCTGTCTGTTCAGTGATGAATTGGTTAGGGAACTTTAATTCACTAAACTCAATCCGACCCATTAAGGAGTTGGTATCTTCTTTACAACGAGTCGTTAAGACTCGTGGCCCTAAGGGCTTCATTGACTATGTCAAAGAAGTCCGAACGGCTTATCAGTTGTACCTGTCTGGTACTTCTGCGAGTGTAAAGAGTATCTCCCTTACTAAGGATGGTATACCAAAGGTATTTGGTGATCTTATAAAGATAATACGTGTCAGTGACCCTGCACAACGTGTAAACGTTGCCCGGGCGATTTTCACTGTATTATTTAGTACAAGATCACTTAATCTTGGGAAGGACCCGGACTTCGGTCCGATTACTTCGCAAGGTAAATCAGAAGGATATATAAGGGAGGTTTTCACACCCCACCTAAAATCTTTCTGGTCTACTCTCGATGGTAAAGATCCTAAAGTCCAGAGTACTCGTGTTTTATGGAAGAGATTTCATATGACCAGTAAAGCAGGTCCGAATGGACAGGCTTTATGGACATCCCTAGCAGATCTTTATTGCCTACCAGAATCTCTTCTGGTAGCCATTAAAGCTGTAGGGGGTGATGAAGTCTCTTCTCATATAGACACGCTCTTGCAGTTAAAGTCAGTTCTCAAACCTATACTCCCGACATCTGGTTCATGTTATCGCAAGATAACTTGGTTCCCAGATAAGGAATATAAAGTAAGAGTTATTGCAATACTTGATTACTGGTCTCAGACCGTACTCAAGCCATTGCATCACTGGTTATTTACCTGCTTGCGAGCCATTCCACAAGATTGTACCTTTGATCAGGGCAGTTTCTGGGATAAGATAAAAGACTCTAAAGTCTTCTATAGTATTGACCTTACGGCCGCTACTGATAGATTTCCTATAGAGTTAATATCTTTAGTCCTAGAAACCAAGCTCGGCAAATCTTATGTAGATTCATGGAAGACCATAATGGTAGGTTATCCTTTTGATATCCCCAACGGTAGTTTAAACTACAAGGTTGGAAACCCAATGGGAGCCTATTCATCTTGGTCATCCTTTGCATTAGCACACCACTTTGTGGTGTACTCTTGCATAAATGATCTACATCTATCTTGGGATCAAGTGCCATATTGTCTCCTAGGAGATGATATAGTAATTGGTCACCAAGATGTTGCTGAGCTATACCTTATGAAGCTTAAGTTTCTTGGAGTGGATGTAAGTCCACTCAAGACCCATAAGTCTTCAACTTTCCTAGAGTTCGCAAAGCGAATGTTCTATGAAGGTAAGGAGATAAGTCCATTTCCTATATCAGGTCTCAAAGAAGTAGAGAAGAGTAGTATACTACTCTGTCAATACTTCAATGAAGCCTCGATTAAGGGATGGATTTACTCTGATGGTAGCCCGTCATTGGTGGATATCTATTATAGCACTGTTAAGAAGCTTCCTTCTCGTATGAGGAGGAAGTTTGTTAACAATGCTTTCCTTGGAGATCGTATGATTAAAGTCATACGTGGATCCTTACCGGCTAACGATGCCTTCGCAGACATCATTAGGCAGTTCGGCCTCCAAACTGAGGTACCTACGAGTGAAGAATGCGAAAGCATCCTCCTCTCATGTGTACTTCGGCTATTTCTAAGGGGATTACCCCGTGGTGATGAAAAGACAGGATACCCGCTAGGTAAACTAGCTGAGGATCTTGTTCTTTTCCTCACCACGGAGGATCCAATAGAATCCATTTCGAATCTCAAGATGTTAGCCATTTATGCTCTTCCCCATTTGAACGTTTACGGTCAAATAGAGGAGATGTATACTGGCTTCCATAAGAAGCTTCGAGATGCTACGCCGTGGAGTGGTGAAGACCACTCTGAGGTCTTTAAGACCTTGGCGTTGCCTATGGATGACCGTGTCTTCGTAAGAAGACACAGTCATCTCATTCTCAATGCCTCCCATTCCTTAGGGAGAGAGGTTCTTAAAGAGTTGGCTAAATACCAACCCTTTAAGTACCCATTCCCCGTTAGGGTGTAGTTGAGACTCTAGGAAACCTAGTTTGACAGACTAGGTACCTAGGGACGGTATAGCGAAAGAGAGTCTGTAAAGACTCTCGGGGTGCTATAACGCTTGTCC